TCAGGAATGAATAAAATACTTGAACGGCATCTGTGCACCGGGACTAAACAGCCCTGCAACAGACCTGTGTATGTATTTCTTTCTTACATCCTCCTCTGCAATGTTTCCGATAAACTCCCATCTGTCACCACTGACGTCACGACGGCCTTCCTGTTCATCAAATGTATGCAAGGTTGTGAATCCCGGCAGCCACTCTATGATTCTGTACACCTCAAGAACAATGCCATTATATATGGATAAAGCGTATTTTGCTTTCTTCGCATTTTCCGGATTCACAGTCCAACAGCATCTCGTGTAATCATAGAGTTCCTGTTGTGTCATCCCGTAATGGTAGCTCTTGTTAATACGAATCATTATAAGATCATCCGTGATGTCCTCTTGCTTAAGTTCCTCCGCTCCCAGCATGGCATTTATATCATCAACATCTGTACGGCCATATTTCCCGGAATGGTGTCCTTGCTGTATATTCGTTAAGTTATCAATACCGATAAGGTCAATAGCCGCAGCCTCCACTTTCAGAGCGGTATCTTCATCGACACCGTACACCAGTATTTCAATCACCGGCTCCTTGCCACGTTTCCTGATTTCTTCTATCTTTGCAACCTTCTCGCTGTCACCCTTCGCAGAAAGATGACCGAAACATCTGTTGCCTTTTCCTTTTCCAATGTAAAACGGAACCCTGGTATCCGGATCCGAATAGATATACACGTAATAACCAAGTTCTTCTATAATATTTTTGCTAAATTCCCTGGACTTACTCATATCTATTCTCCTTCATAGTTTTTCTTTTATAATCATTGCATCTCTGCGTACTTAAAATTTAACGCCTTATCTACTGTCTTGATTATCTCCAAATCAAACTCTTTTTTCTTAAAGTCTATAGACTCTAGGAACTTCTTATTTTTCTTTAGAGATTTGCATAGCAGTTTCTGATCCTTTTCATCCATATCAATTTTATACAGAAGATTGGCAAGTGATACTTCCACCTCTTGTGTTTTAGTATCGGGCTTTGCTTCAACAGTATTAATATACCTTTCATAATCCTGCATAGTATATTTAGGCTGAAGTCCTAAAATAGGATTCACAAGCAACTGTGTTGATGCATTCATTAAATTAACACACGCACCAAGCTCATATTGCTGTTCTTCTGACATTTTAGTATAGTCCAAGCCAAATGATTTTACGTTTTCTAGAGCATCTCTTAATTTCTGATTTTCATCAATTATCCTAGAAATCCTCTCATTTATCTCAACAATCGCAAGCTCGTATGATTTTACATCACGCTCACTTATACAAGTAAAAATATCCTCAAGCCGTTTTTTATCATTTTTGCCTTTAAAAAATAGTATTCCACTTCCAACAAGCGCAACACCGGCAATTGCCCAACCCACAGGCCCCGCCAGTGCCAAGAAAGCCTCACCTGCAGCCATTCCACCGCCTCCGGCTGCAAGAGCACCTCCGCCAAGCCATGCCAACGCCGCATTAGTTGCCGCTGCCCCGCTCAATGTTGAGATTGCCGTTCCCGTGGATGCCACACCAAATGTTGTTGCAATTCCCATCGCAGCTGTCGGACCGAGAGCCGCAACAGCAACACCTGCGCCAACGCCTGCGGCACCTGCACCCATATTTTTAGCATTAGCGTTCTTATAGTCTTTCTCTATTTTCTCAGCCTGCTGCTTCCAATTAAGCCTTATTTCTTTTAATTTCTTATACTCAATTTGCTTTTCCACAGGTATATTTCGAATGGCATCAAACTGACTCTGTATATCATTAAGAACCTCATACAGCTCACCTGTTTCTTCTCCAAGAGCTCCTATTCTTTCGTTTGTTTTTTCTATGGCCTGTTCCGCCTTTTCCTGAGCAAGCTCCATTTTAGATTTCTTCTTTTTAAACATTGTTACCGCCTCCGAAATAATTATCTATATCACTCTTGGTTCTAAGAATCTTTTCATCCGGAACTTTTCGTAATTCTGCCAGTCTAACACTTTTTTCAAATGCCTCTATATAGGCATCACTTGATTTGAATCCCTCTACAAAGTTAACTAATTCTCTGTCATTATAAATTTCTGACAATGTCCTAAGGCTATCTAAGTAGAAATCCACTATCTGCATCTTCCTACGTGCAAATCCCGCTTCGCCCTCCGCTCTTCCTATAGTTACAGCTCGTTTAGTTTCACCAAATAGTGAGATTGCAAATCTACCAACGCCGATTATGTTCAGTCTCATTGCAAACTCTTCTATATTGAAATTTCCCCCACCACAGATAAATGCTCGTATTGTAGCATCTCCCGCATCCATAAGGCAAAAAGTACCATGCGCTACTGTCAACATGCGTTTGACACTTGCATTTGAAAACGGTTCACAGTTTTTCCAGGCAGCACGAAAATCAAACTTTTCTCCGGAGGTCTTCTTAATGTATCCAATTAGACGTCTGACAGAATATATCGTTCTAACAATAATCTCATTCAAGAACACCGGCACCATTTGAGCTACTTGAAATCTCATATCGTATCCGTTGTTATATATAGTTAAAGCTAAATTATTGAACGCTTTATCAAATTCTGATACAGGAATATTCGAGCTTCTCTTAATTGCAATTACATCATTAGTCCACGCCCAGAACGGAGAAGGAATGCCCATTCCACGTCCCTTGCTTCCTGACGATCCTGATATGTCTGAAATCAAATGCCCAAACCAATTAATGAATCCACAGAAAAGTTTTGCCGTAATATTACTACCTTGCAGCTCAAACCTGCCATCAGCTTCCTGCAAAGCTATCAGTTCACCTTCTGATACAAAATGCGATTGATTTGTAAACTGATTCAATATAGAAAAGAAAAGTCCAAGAAGTGTAGGATTATGTCCAAGCGATTTGAAATGATGATTTTTAGGTGACAAATCAAATATAATGCTTGCAGCATCTCCCGCTCCTCTTTGGTCATAAGGAATCTTAAACAGCTTTTCAAGAAACTTTATAGCATCTGAAGCGTCACCATCTTCGCTTTTCCATCCACATAGCTTCGCAAAATCTTTTACTCTACCTTCAACCCATTTGTCTGTAGCATCTCCTATTGAAGAGTCCCCTGGCTTACCTACTAGAAAAATATCGATTAGACCACACATCAAACCAGACGATGCTGCCAATGCATAATCCAATTTATCGCAATGCGGGCGCAATTGCTCTACAGAATCAATAGTTTCTCTAAGGGATTCCTTTTCAAATTCAGCTTGGGAAATTGCTGACTCAATAGATGTTGCAAAAGCGTATCCCTCGTCTGTTATATCAAGTTCAAGAATGCATATATCATTTTGTTTTTCTTGTTGCATACTCAACTCTCCTACCGAATCATTTATTTTTCTTCTTCACATAATGAAGTTCCACATCGTACCCAAGTCCCTCCATCATGGCGAGGAACGTCTTGTTCACGATGTTCTCCTTACTCTTCGTGACCCTGTTCACATACGGAGCCGATGTGTGTATCTTCTTGGCAAGCTCCGCCTGTGTTATGCCCTCTTCTATGCACTTGGTCTTTACATCTATTTCCACGTTATTTTTCAGCATCTGAACAACCTCTTACACACTCAAATTGCAATTATACAAATCAGATAATTTATTATATCACTAAAAAGCCGCATTTACCACAAAAATAAGGCACCCGAACCGATTCCGATCCGAATGCCCCGTGCATCGCATTTTCATAATCCTTATACCGTTATCTCCGTGCCGTCTTTGAATCTGAAGGTAAGCTTCTTCTCTCGGCTCACCGTTACAAAGTCCACCATGCATCCCCACAACTTTGCATCGAATTCCGTAAGGACACCGTTCTGCTCCTTAAGAGTCCTAATGAACATTTTCAGTCGTTCGCTGTTCGCCTCCTTGTCGGTAATCTTAGCCACAACCTCATCGTATCTTCCCTTCGCCTTGTTGTACCTCTCGACAAGGCTGTTGTAGCGGCTCTGGTAATCTTCCTGGCTCTGCGCCACTCTGGCATTGTCAGCAACAATATTCTGCGTCATCTCAACCAGTACATTCATCTCCTGTTCAAGCTGCTCCTTCTCCTCGGTAAGTTTAGTCGTGTCGCAGACCTTCTTCCTGATAAGCTCCGTGTTCGCCACAATCTCCTTCTTCTCAGAAACAAGCTGATTATAGGCATCGATGAATGCCGTCTTGATTTCCTCCTCGGTGACATAAGGCGTCTTGCACTTTTCCCCCTGGTACTTGTGATTGCATCTGTAGACGACCTTTCTGTAAGCATCCGTGGAGTGCCATACCTTGGCACCGTACCAGCAGCCGCAGTCGCCGCATTTAATCTTGTTTGAAAAGATGCTGACTCCGCTGTACCGTGTTCCCCTGCTGCGGGTTCTTTTCTCCAGTTCCTCCTGCACAAGGTCGAACACCGCAGGGCTTATGATTGCCTCGTGGTTTCCCTCAACATAGTACTGCGGCACCTCACCCTCGTTCTTCTTCATCTTATGCTGCAGAAAATCCACCGTGAACGCCTTCTGGAGGAGCGCATCACCTTTATATTTCTCATTCTGAAGCATCCTTCTTACGGTCTGCTGATTCCACTTATCCTTGCCTCCCGGACTCTTTATTCCTCTGTTGGTAAGCTCCTGCGCAATGGAGTGCGGTGTCATACCCTCAAGGAAAAGACTGAAGATAAGCCGCACGACCTTGGCCTGTTCCTCATTCACCACAAGTTTCCCGTCCGGTCCTTTGTCGAGTCCCATGAAACGGCTGTATGCAAAGCTGACCTTGCCGTCCGCGAATCTCTTTCTATGCCCCCAGGTTACGTTCTCCGAAATGGATCTTGATTCCTCCTGTGCCAGGGACGACATGATGGTTATCAGAAGTTCGCCCTTTGAGTCTAATGTATAAATATTTTCTTTTTCAAAATACACCTCAACGCCTCTGTCCTTCAGTTCCCTAACCGTTGTAAGACTGTCGACCGTATTTCTTGCAAATCTTGATACCGACTTGGTTACGATGAGGTCTATCTTGCCGGCTTTGGCATCGGCAATCATACGCTTGAAGCCTTCCCTCCGCTTGGTGTTGGTAGCCGATATTCCCTCATCCGTGTAAATGCCGGCAAAATCCCAGTCATCACGGCTCTTGATGTAATTCGTATAATAATCGACCTGCGCCTCGTAGCTTGTAACCTGATCGTCATGGTCTGTTGATACTCTGGCGTAACCCGCCACCCTGCGTTTCTTAGTGGTGTTAATCGGTGCTGCCGTATATTTGCTTATCGTAGCCGGTATCGCTGTTACTTTCTTCGCCATTCACTGCCACGCTCCTTCCTGATTTTTTTCATCTTCTCGCTCATCTCTTTTTTCTTCTCCGGGGTCCACCGCTTTGCCTGAAGTTCCTTCATATGCTGCTTTTGCTTTTCACTGCAAGGATGGCTTACTCTGCTCATGGTATACTGCCTGCTTTCAACCCTGCCGTCATTGAAATAAAAGACTATCGTCATATCCTTTTCAACGTCTATGTGGTCAATCTGCTCAAGGAACACGCTGTCATCAAACTCATCAAGTCCGAGAACCTCAGCCGCAATAGGTTTGAGTTCATGTTCTTTTATTCCCGTTCTGCCGCAGCCGTTGTGGTCGCCGCATCTCCAGTACCAGACCTTTCCGCTCTTGAGTCTTTGTACCTGCTTACGGAAGTTGCATCCGCAGTCGGTGCATTTTATCTTCGTAGTAAAGCAAGTGATATCGTCTCTCGTCACTGCGTGAGTTCTGCGGTAATCCGATGCTCTTTTTCTGGCCGCAGCTGTCCATGAATCCTTCTTGGAAGTGTTCTCCCAGTCCCGGGATAAAGATGTGCCGTCTTTGAAATGAAATATCATGGTGCCGTGCTTTGGAATGCTGATGAAGTCAACCCTCTCCGTAAATATATCCTCGTCAAACTCATCAATACCCAGAGCCTTCGCGCATTCTCTTCTAAGGATTGGCTCGGGTATTTCCATTGCCTTGCACGCTCNGCCCTTAACCTTGCTTGAGCCGCATACCCAGCTTATCAGCTTGTCTCCGCGTTCGGATAACTTTGCTCTGTTGGTGCGTGTGTTCCGCATAAAGCTTTTTCCGCAGCTCTCACACTTTATCTTGCCGGTGAAGCATGTAATGTTAAGACTTTTATTGGCAAGCGGTCCGAGTTCCCTGCGCCGCGCCATCTCNTCCTGAACATATTGAAATGTCTCCATATCGATAATCGGCTCGTGCGTATTCTCAACAAAATACTTGGGAAGCTCACCCTTGTTCTTGCCTGTGTGCGTTCCCGGCTTATCCGAGTATGTCTTTTGCAAAAGAAGGTTTCCTGTGTAGGTTATGTTCGTTAGCACCACCCTGATATTGGAATCCATCCACTTGCAGCCAAGCTTTGTGGTGATGCCTTCCTCTTCAAACTCCCGCTCCGTCTCCAGGCGCGACTTCCCATTAAGGAAGTTCTGAAATATCCGTCTGACAATCTCCGCCTCCTCGGGAACAATCTGAAGTGTATCGCCTACCCATGTGTAGCCGAATACATCCTTCCTCCCGTAAGGCTCGCCCTTTTCAAACTTCTTTTTTACGCCCCACTTTACATTCTCTGAAATGCTGCGGCTCTCCTCCTGTGCAAAGGATGCGAGGATCGTAAGCATCAGTTCTCCGTCGCCGCTCATAGAGTTAATATTTTCCTTCTCAAACCTGACCTCGACACCAATGTCCTTTAGGTGCCGCACTGTTTCGAGAAGGTCGACGGTGTTCCTGGCAAACCTCTGAATGCTCTTGGTAAGGATGATGTCTATCTTTCCTTCCTCCGCAGCCTTAACCATATCCTGAAATCCCTGACGTTTCCTAATGCTCGTGCCGGAGATTCCGTTATCGAAGAATACCCCTGCATATTCCCAGTCCGGATTCTTCTGAATCAAATCGTTGTAGTAACTTATCTGTGTCGACAGCGAATGGTTCATCCGCTCGGTTTCCATAGATATTCGGGCATATGCCGCGACTTTTTTCTTCTGCCTGATAACAGGTACAGTCTGCTCGACCTTTATGACTTTACCCAATTGTCACCACGCTCCTTTCTGAGTTTCTTCATCTTCTCGCTAGTTGTCTGCCTTCGTTCTGGACTCCATGTAAAACCGGCTCGGTGATTCTTCTGATGCCATTCAACCGTCTTTTTCCTGCCATTCGAAAATTCAAATGTAAGGCTCTTGTCAGCATCCACACTTATCCGATTTACCTTTTCAGTGAAGGTCACGTCATCGAATTCGGCTGTTCCAAGAACCTCTGCAATCAGATTTCTGATGTCATCATCCCGTAAGTTAAATCCCTTGCAGTCCGGACAGTTCCAGTAGGCCTGTTTGTAATCGCGTTCTTTACCCTTCCAGATCTGCGAGCGGTAAATAAAAGGTCTGCCGCATCTTCCGCAGATAATCTTCCCCGAAAGCACCGATATATCTTCGCGCCTTGTCTTCAGCGGAGATGCTTTCCTGCGGATAAACTGATAGTCCTTCGTGGTTCCGTTCGCAAAATTAAAAGTAATTACATCGTCCAAGCCAACCTCAACGGAATCTACCATCTCACTGAATGCCTCGGGAGTGTACTCCTCCATTCCCGTAAGTTTGCAAAAGATATCCTGCAGTTCGTTTTCAAGAAGCGATGGTGTCATGCATTTGCCGCCGGGTTTCTTGCAGCTCCATGCAAATGTCCTTCCCGTCTTAAGTTTTGTGCTCTGCCTGGAAAATTTACATCCGCATCCTTTACAGATAATCTTCTGTGAGAACTCATTCCTCGTGATGTTCCTGTTTGCGTAAACTCCAAGCTCCGCATCCCGCCTGAGCCTCTCTCCGGCTTTTTCAAAAACCCCTCGGCTTACGATTGGTTCATGGTCATCCTCGACATAGTACATTGGCTGCTCGCCGCGGTTCTTAACCATCCTGTGTTCAAGCGGATCTGCAATGAAGTACTTAAGCAATACAAGGTCTCCGATGTAAACCACATTGCTGAGCATCCTGTAAACCGTGCATGCCTGCCAGTGATTTCCCTTCTGTCCGGGGATATGCTCTGCGTTCAGGTTCTTCGCAATCATGCGGATGGGTAGGTCTTTTTCCGTGTAATCATCGAAAATCCGCCTCACGACCTCAGCCTGTTCAGGGATAACGATGAGCTGCCTGTCCTCGCATCTGTATCCGTACGGTGCCACCGTATTTGTCATGATGCCCTGCTCCGCCTGCTTCCGCTTCGCCCATTTGATATTCTGACTTGTGGATTCCGACTCAGCCTGCGCCATCGATGCCAGAATGGTGAGCATCAGCTCTCCGTCCCCGCTCATTGAATCGATGTTCTCTTTCTCAAACCGCACGGAAACACCGAGGTCTCTTAAGTGCCTCACGGTGTTCAGAAGGTCTACCGTGTTCCTTGCAAAGCGGCTGACCGACTTTGTGAGAATGATATCCACCCTGCCTTTCTCACAGTCCTCAATGAGCCTGACAAAATCAGGTCTCAAATCCGAGCGTGTGCCGGTGATTCCCTGATCCGCATAAACCCCTGCGAACTCCCAGTCAGGATTCTTCTGAATCAAATCATTGTAGTAGCTTATCTGTGCAGAAACGGAGTGTAAGAGCTTCTCGCTGTCCTTGGATACCCTTGCATAAGCAGCCACTTTTTTCTTCTCCGGAAGCGCCGGAATCTTAGGCTCAACCCTGCTTATCTTAGCCATAAAATCACTCCTTTCCGTCACTATACATCACTCTTTACGCCTTATTAGTCAACGATATATCGGAGAATAATCCGCCGAAAACAGGCTGATATTTTTCGGTGAAAATTGTATCAATCTCACGATATTCCTCTTCCGTTATCAGCCCTTCTGTGAGCATGTTTCGGGCAACGGACATGGTGGTCTGATAAAGCTTTTCATTTTTGAATTCCTTATCACTCATCGCTGCCACCTCCGAATCTGTCGCGGATATAACATTCATGACAGCAGTACTTTCTGTGGCTGTTCCCATACACCTCGAACTCCTTACCGCAGCCCGGACATTTGTATGTGTACATTGCATTACGCTTCATCCTATCTGAATGCTTATTCCACCATTTGCTTCGGCAGGCATCGCAGCAGAACCTTTTCTTTTTATGGCCGAGAATGTACTCCACCTGCTTTCCGCAGTATTCACACTCTCCGTATCCTGCCACCTTGTTTTTCTGCTTTATCTCAGACACCGGCATATCGCCGTTAAGGTTATTGCGCTTGCAGTATGACTTTATGGTGTTGACCGAAATCCCCGTCCGGCTCGCTATTGCTCCGTACCCGTTACCCTGAAGGCGCAAGGTCATGACCTGTAACTTTTCTTTATCCGTCATATCGGTTTCTCCTTTCCGAAGGATTCCTTCCTCCATATAAAGGGAAAAAAGTTCACACCCATTCGTCGGAGTGTTGAGAACCGCATAGAAACGGTGTCTTATTACACAATTCTGACCGCAGATATTTGTTACAGATATGCCACAGAATTG